GTGTAAGATTTTCTACCAATGCTACGCCACGCTTTCCATTGCTACCAACATACTTGATTGTGGCTCCTGCATTAGCAACATAGTCGTAACGGTAATCACCCTCAGGAAAGAGTTTCTTAAATGGGTCAAGTACGCCACGTTCACTCTCGTCATTCTTAATGTCGAGTTTCAAGCCACGCTTTCCAACGACCTTCTTTACAGCAGGTTTCTCGGCTTTCTTCACAACCTCTTTTTTCGCAGATTTAAGTTCAGCCTTCTTTACAGCCTTCTTAACAGGTTTCTTAACCTCCTCTTCAGGCTCCTCATCATCTTCCTCCTCGTCATCGGTTTCCTCTTCAGCAGCATCCTCGGCTTCAACTTCTTCTGCCAATTCGTCTGCCTCGGTTTCTTCGTCATCCTCAACCTCCTCGGTTTCGTCCGCTTCTTCAAGCTCATTGTCGTCCGTCTCAGGCTCTTCAGAAACGAAACTCTCAACCATTCCGATTAGGGTGTCCAGACTTTCGTCATCCATGCCCTCAATACCCTCCTTTTCCAGGATTTCACACAGTTTCTTCTTTGCATCTTCCTCGGTTGTCACCTTCTTGATGCCCAGTGCTTTGAGTTGTTTTGCTACTCCAGCATCTAACTTTTTAGCCATTTTGTAACGATTTTTAAGTTTTACAATTTATATTTATTCACTGTCGTTCATCGTCCATTGTTGATAAACTTTGTTCTCTGTTCGCAATTCGTTTCCGTATTTGCTCAACAAAAACTCCTTTTGCATTTCTATTATATCTGCTGGCCCAAAAGGTTCATCACCATTAGCAATTACTTCTTTTCTTGCAGCTTTCTCTTGCTTTGTATTGTAATAAACTTTGTTGAGAAAATTCATTTGGTAACCTCGCAAGTAAAGACTGAATATTGCTCGCTCTTTACCTGTCAGACCTTCCAAAAGGTCTATACCACGAACTATAAAGGTATTGGTTGCGGTATCTATGCGGTTTTCATCTTCCATGCCATAATCATAGTTTATGGCGTCAATCCTTACTTTATGATTTTCCCTGGAAATGTACTTGATAAAATCCCGCATCTTGTTGCCACAAGCGCACTCAAGATAATATCTTATTCTTACTGGTTTCGGCTCTTCACCTCTACGATATTTCGCCCAACGCCTTCCATAGGCTTTGATGCTGGTAAATATCTTTATCCGAAACTCTTGAACCAAGTCTTCAAACTCAAAACTTAATTCTTCGTAGGCGAATACTCTCGCAGCATACTTCTTTGCAAGATATTCGTACCGAAAATACAATTTTTCAGACGGTTTCATTACTGTTCGATTTACTATTTATTTTACGGTTTGGAAAAGGATTATTCCTAATTCCGATACAAAGGTACGAACTTTTTTACAAACTACAAAATTTTTCGCCAAAAATTTTTGGAATTTACCAAAGATTTAACTTTTCTTGGTTAGATTTTAACGTTTTGACACAAAAAGGACTATGTCTTGTAAATATATAATCCTTTTATTTATCCTTATAATATACGACTAACTTCATCCTTTGTAACGTGCAAAAATTCTTCTTTTGTTGGAGAATATATAGATAATGTATCATCTTCACGAACTTGGTCTAAAATCCAAATTTCCCCCTTATAAGAAAACTCATTTCCATTAGCATAATAATTCTTTATATCCTCTTGGGTCAACTCAAATTTAGGCTTGCCGCAATGATTAAATAACTCCTGCCGCAACTCCTGTAACTTTTCTTCAGAATTGAAAATAGAGTGTAGATGATTTCTTTCGGATATTTTATCAATCCGAACTTTCTTGTATCCACATACTCTTTTCCAATAGGCTTTATCCTTTGGAGAAAAATAAATCTTACTTCTGAAATCAGCAATAAGATATTCTTTTTGTATTTGTAGGAAATATTCTGCCACTGACAGATTTCTCGTCTTACTCATATTCTAAAAACTTTTTGAAATATTATAGTTGTTTTGTTATCTTTTCAACTTACCAATGATGTCAAATGTAAATTGTCGGATTGGTTTAACATTACCAAAAACTTCCAATACTTCTTTTTCATTACAATCACCCAAATCTTTCTCCTTAACGCTTATCGCTACACCAACATTGAAATAATATCCTAAATCATTGCCATAAGTTTTTATTTCCTTCAAAGCATCATAGTCCCAAGACATTATTACATTAGTTATTTCTTTACTGACTAACTTTTGTATTTGTGATTTAGATATTTTCTTACCAAATGTAGCCAAGCACTTCACTTCTGAACTATCATACAATTTGAGTTTCTGGTCAACGGAATACTTATCAAAAACTCCCTCTACTAATATCACAGTTTCGGTTTTTCCTTTTTCAACCTCATCGTAACCATACAACAATTCGCCAAATTCCGTATTCTTGCTATTATTATAACGCAACTTATTTTCAGGAACTCTTTTGTTAGCATAACGCCCCAGATAGCCACTTACCTTACCACCGTCATAAACAGGAATAATAACGTAATTCTTAAATTGAAAAGACACTTTTGTTTCTCCTATGCCATACCGCCTACAATCCTCAATAGTTAGTCCACGGCTCTTCAGATAATTATTACAACCGACCTTAAAACCTACTGGAAGATGTTTGATTGGCAATTCCTTTAATTCATCTTGGCTTTCCTGCATTTCGTCTTCAAGTGTTTGTCGGATAGACTTCATTGTTTCTCTAACTTCAACCGTCTTATCACCCAGTAAATAAAGTTTATCAAGATGCTTCAGTAACTTATATATAGAACCGCTCTCCCAACATTTCTTGCATTCAAACAGTTGGGTCTTTTTATCTACATAGAAATGTAAAGATTTTCCACACCAAGGACAAGTAGTTATATACTGACCTGTACGTGTTTCTTTTTCAATATGAATTATTGACCGAAGGTCTGCATCTGATATTGTACGGTATTTCATTTTATCCTTTGTCTAAATGATATGTCATTATTTGACTCATATATCGTTCTTCTAACAACCGTGCTTTTCGTGCCACTTTTTGAAATAAAGCGGATAAAGAACTTCATCTGCTACTTTCTGATTATGAGAAACGCCACGTTTACTCCATTCCAATGGAACTCGCTCATCTTCGATTGGCAAGCCTAACTCTTTCGCAATTTCCTCTAACTCCTTGCGTGCTTGTTTAGGGTCTGTACAAATTCTATCTTCCATAATGCTTATTTCTTATTTTCATTCTTCTTCCTCATCTATTAAATCAGCTGTTCGCTTACGGTCATAGAACCTTGAACACTTAAAGTTATTTGCTATACGGATTACTTGCTTGCCTTGATGGTCACGTGCTTTGTCTATATAAAGACGCATAACCTGATTACGGCTTTCCTCAACCGTAGTGTTCAATGTTATGAATATATCCGCTGGGCGTAACTTTCCTTTATCCTCAGAAAGATTACTGCGAGTTATCACAAATTCAGGGTCATTGACCTCAGCAAAATCTATATCATTACTTTGGGTTGCGGTGTGAACTACTACGTTAAACTCCATGGCCAGGGTCTTCATTCCTCTTGATAATTTTTGCAGTCTAAAACGTTCTTCTTTTGGAGAATAATGCACACCGTCACCAACCTCTAACAATTCAAGATAGTCTATAATTATCATATCTATCTTACCAACTTTTTTCTGAAGGTCAATAACATGCTTACGAACATCAGGAAGGGTCATGCCTCCCCATTCTTCACAGGAATAAACGTAAATATCCGATTTTTTCAGCTTGCTTATAATCTTATCCAATGCTTTCAATTTCTTCTCGCTTACGTCACCAATCTTCATATCCCTATACAACGTACCTGTCCAGCTGGCATCGTAACGGTTTAAGCACTGTTCTTTCGTACCCTCCAATTGAAAATGTGCAACCCGATGACCTTGACGGGCAGCGGTAACTCCCATATGAACAAGACACTGTGATTTTCCTGCTCCTGACGCCCCTAACCACAAACAGTATTCTCCTGTCTCTGGACCACCTAAACGACCTCCTTCACCGCCAAGTGCTTCATCAACCTCATCTATCATTGTAGGTATCTTGAAACGAAAATTATAATCTTCACTCCTACGTCTGGTCATGCGAAGATTAAACCCCTCAAAAACAGTTTCAAATTTAGCGTCTAATATAGAGAAATTACTGAATTTCTCTGCTTGTTCAACAAACATCTTATAGGCTTGTTCCTTATCTCCCCTATTCCACGTTTCAGTAACTCGGTCATTACTTTCCAAGAACATCATCTGACGCAAATATTCTTGGAAAGTGCTAATTATAGCATTATGACCATTATCTGTATCATCAACTTCTACATCGCTAATATCCGCCAATAACTCTAATACGGTATCAGACTTTATAAACTGTTGTTGAAGTTGCCCCATTGTAGCTATTCTTCCTGTCTTATCGTAGTTTCGGAATAACCACTGAACAAGTTTCTTTTCTTCTTCACGTTGAAGATAACTATATTTTAGATAAGCATGAACAACATCAAAAGTTGAACGGTTAGCCAATGAATACGCCAACAATTCAGCCACAAAATTACCAGCAAGTCTATCACTAATCATATCACTTATACCCTCTTAACTTGAAAATTTTGGGATAATTCATCTTCAGAATATCCTTACATTCTACTTTATACGAACAGGCAACACACAGCGGACTACGGTGATTGAAAAGCGTGGTATTAGCCACACACCACGCCAAAGTCCTACGACCGTTTTTTGTTTCCTGCTTAAAACGTTCCTCCACAGGTCTTACGTTTATAAATGCGCTGCGAAGATGGGGTTTAACGCCACCCAGGTCAAAATCATAAATCTGTTTTAACTCAGTTTGAATGAACTTTTCATTACCCTTCAACCCATATACGTTCCAACGGTCTATTGCCTTACGACTGAATATCCATGAAAAACGACACGTATGCTTCTGTAACTGCGTCAACCGTTCATCCCTATTAAACCAACTCTGTATCCCATATTCACAGAACTTATGAATAAAGCCCTCGGTGAGGATAATATCAGAATAAGCGTCAACAAAAGCATTCCAGCACATTACATCATTGTTATTGCAACGATACTCACGGTATCGCTCCTGAACTTTTGAAAGCATTTTCACAAAAGTATCTACGGCATAACGATATAATGCACGTTTCTTTGGTACTATGATATTTCCGTTTTCCATTCGGCAATGTAATCCTTTGATTTATTATGGTGACTTTATTATATGGTTTATTTTCATATCTCAAACCATTTTTTAATCCAACGCTCCAAGGTTGAGAAACAATCCTCGCTACTCGTGTCAAGCAGTCCTACGTTCTTTTCACCAACAGCATCTACATAAGTATTTAACCTTGACTGCGAGTGTTCGGAAAAATACTCAAATATATCTATAAAGTCTATCACAAGGCTTCTTTGCTTTCCTTTTGATGTTCCAAGAACACGACCCTTACGTTGAATAGTGATTGCTGTTTCCTTATTATTATCACACACCAATAGAACTTCTACGGCTGGTAATGTGACACCTTTTTTGAATATATCCGATGCTAACAATATTCCGCCATTGGGATTATCCAGCAACCGTTTCTTTTCTTCTTCACGTTTCTCGGACTTATCTTTTCCACTGATAAAAGGCAATCCTGTGATACTGGAAATAAACTCTCCATGTTCAACGGATTGAAACAACAGCAACGTTTTGAGCTGTAATCTCTGGAGAATTTCTATCACCCGAACAATATACTTATTCCGAACATCCGAATTGAAAATTAAAGTTTTTCTCAATTCAGCATAATCCATATCATCCAACTTACTTTTTAGGTCATCATCACAAATTTCATTAAAATCAACGACTAACTCAAACACCTTATATTCCGACAACACGCCACGCTCCCTCAGCGTCTTTTCGGAAATAGTATAAACAACGTCACCGCTCCAAGATTGAAGTTTTAGATTTTCAACAATAGCACCACTACGATATGGTGTTGCCGAAAGACAAAGCTGATAATCCAGATTTTTACACATACGATAAATCTTCATCTTCGCAACGGAACAGTTATCATGTATCTCATCTACACAAAGAAATTGAAGATTATTGAGAAACTGCTTTAATCTGCGTTTCTTCGCCTTATCACCGCACTGAGCAGAAAGAGTACGCTGAACCGTCTGAAGCATTGCTACCGTGACCCTATGCGTTGTATCAACCGTTCCTGCTTTTATCTCACCTACATCTATTCCGCCATAAGGTTCAAAAAACTCCTTTATATCATTTACAGCCTGTGTGAAAAGGGTTGTATTATCAACACAAAATAAAAATTGTCCTTTTTCGGTATTCAAAAATATTCGGCAAATTTCTGATGCTATGAAAGTCTTACCACCACGTGTTGGAACAACGATTATTCCAAAACGCCTATGGAAAAACGCTTCAACGGCAAGACGCTGATGAACGTAATTTCCCGACATTCTATCGTCAATTGCTACTTTTAAGGGCGGATAAGTATAATCAGATAACTGATAAGCAATGCCATGATTTTTCATATACTTATCAACGGTACTCAACATCCCAATCCCAAACGTTAGTTTATCCTTTTTGAAAAACTCCAGATTGCGAGTTTTTGACATTGGATTAGGATTTGGAAATGTCAGTGCCTTCGCAATAGCCCTTATTCCTTGTTGGTCTGAAAGTCGGAAACTATACAGACTATTACTTATGCGGTCTATCTTTACAATCATATTTTTTCAATCTTTACATAAAAATCAGTTACAAGGTGGAAACTGTTATTAACCACCTGTAACTGAGATATTATGGCGGTTTTATTAGAGTGAGCGGCATGTGAGTTGGATAACCGCCAACCTTGTACCGTGCCAAGGGTATCTCACCTCACTATATCCTTATAAACTTTGCGTACCTAATTACCAGATAACTCTTTTATTGTATCAATATGCCATAACATTACCAGATGTTCTCCGTTACGCATCTTGACGTGTGTCCTTATAGTAGCAGGAAACATACTCTCAATCTTTTCAACAGCCTTACGATTACTTGGATAAACATGTGTTATCAGCCACCGTCCATTAGTAACACTGAAATCCGATGAAACTGGATTATTAAGAACCCTTGAAACGGTTGATGGCTGCGTAACGTTTATTTCATAAGCATTATATCCGTCAAGCATCTTGAAATATTCCTCACTAAACTCCTTCAATGCACTCATCCTTCCTTCTCCTTACGTTGCGAACGGAAATATTCAATCATTTCCTTTTCCAATTCTTCTTTCCTACGATTTCGATTGCCCAACCAACCGATAACGCCCAAACCTAATGCAAACACCAGTCCTACGATTAAGGCTTGTTGCAATGTTCTTGCTATTGTATTAGGCTGGATAAGGATATACAATTTGTCAGAACATCCCATTATTATTGGCATAATTATCCACATCGCCCAAGTGAAGATAAAACCACAAAGATAGCCTACTAATATTGTCTTCAATTTCATTTCAGTTCCTCTAAAAGTTTGTTGTAGGTTTCCTCTGAAATTTTATAAGGACTGTCATCGCCAATAAACATAACATCATACTCCCAATCATTAAAATCACCCTCTTTAATTGAATGTTTAACTCTTGATTTTGTTACTGAGCGAATAGAACCCAAGCGGACATTTTCAATAATCTCACCATCTGGACGCTTGTACTTAAACTGCACTTCCACGAAACGGTTTTGTTTACGATACTCCCTGGACAAGCTGATTATAGCATCCATAGTTTGTTGTTCGATTCTTGTTAACATTTTTCCTTACGTTTTTACGTTTTTGTTTTCTACAATAGAAGAACTTTGGGACTTTTGCTCTTATATTGTTATGGAGTGTTTTGGATATAAAGAGTTTCAACCCCCTTACCCCCTAACGCCAATAAAGGATAGAACAAATATTCAGACATATTGGCGAAAATTGGATTGGAATTTAACCCCTCTTTTACCAAAACACTCCATAAAACTGTCATGGATTAGCCTTGTCGCCAGTCGTGAGAGTTCAACCCCCTTACAAATTTTAGCACGTTGCTGGCACTTTCGATAATCTTTATTCATAAAACCTGACATCGCTGAAGAATGAATAAAACTTTCGATTATCTTCTCCCTTATAACTTTGAACATTTCTTCGTACCGTCTAACAATAAAAGAAACGACCGTAGCAAGGTTTTCTACACCTTACCAGACCGTTTCCCTCGGAATGGAAATAAATTACCGTACCAATAATATATTAAACAAAATCCGTCCACGGTATCTTTTTGCCCCTACGATGAAGAATATCAACCCAATCGCAGAATATATCTCCATCTTCATGATTAGGACTGTTAAGACATTCTATTGCTAATGATAAAGCGTGAATATCCGACTTAACCGTCATTGCGCTATGGGTTGCTTTAATCTCATTTACCTTAACGTACAAATCTCCAATTGTATTCTCTTTTGGCATATTATCATCACTCGCTTTCAGCATTTCTTCCACTCTGGCATAGCTTATCTTTGGATTTACGCTAACAAATGAATTAACAACGTAATGACCGAATTTATCATTAAAGTGATGTCCAAATTTCTTAACATATTCTTCAAAGCCCTTTTCTTTCTTATCTTCCATTTTAGCTTGTATCTCGAATTTTATACCATCGTCATTCTGTTGCTCTTCACCGTGCCCGTGTGCAACGCCTACTACCTTATAAATCTTTGTGCTCATAATACACCCTCCTAATTTTTGAACTCCTTAATAAAACCAGCAAGCATATTCTTCA